GCGCATGAGCCGCGCCGACCGCGCGGCGCTCGCCGCGCGCGCGGAGCGCGGCGAGCGCGTGAAGCTGAGCCTGTGACCCGCTTCGCGTACATCCGCCGGGATGGGCGGTGCGTGCTGCGCGCGGACGGCCACGCGGACTTCTGCCCGGGCAGAGACATCGTGTGCGCCGGGGCGTCGGCGCTCGTGTGCGCGCTGGCAGGCGCGCTCGATGCGCTGGGCGCGCAGGGCGTGCAGCGCACGCTCTGCGCCGGGCACGCAGCCATCGCAGCGGACGACCGGGCCGATGTGCGCGCGGCGTTTACCGTGGCCGTGACGGGCCTGCGGCAGCTCGCCGCGGCCTACCCCGGCCACGTTGCGGAGGACACCGGCCGCGTCCCCGCGCAGGAGACAAAACCCAACGGCAGCGCAGCGGCCGGGCGCTGCCCCGGCGCTGTCCCCGGAAGCGGACAGCAGAGAAAAAAGGAGACATGAGTATGGAAAACATCCACATGGACCTGCGCCTGTTTGACGCAAACACGCAGGTGACCACCCAGCAGAGCCTGACCGAGGAGATGAAGACGTTCTACTCGGACTACCTCATCGACGCGGCCGAGCCCGAGCTCGTGCACGACCAGTTCGCGCAGAAGCACCCCATCCCCGCAAACGGCGGCAAGACGATCCAGTTCCGCCGCTTCGCCCCGCTCGGCAAGGCGCTGACCGCCCTGACCGAGGGCGTGACCCCCGACGGCCAGAGCCTGAGCATGACCACCGTCGAGGCGGCCGTGCGCCAGTACGGCGGCTACATCCAGATGAGCGACCTGCTGCTGCTGACCGCCATCGACAACAACCTCACCATGGCCACGAAGCTGCTCGGCGCGCAGGCCGGCCGCACGCTCGACACGATCACCCGCGAGGTGCTCGTCGGCGGCGACAACGTGCAGTATGCCGACGAGTCCGTGTCCGCGCGCTACCTGCTGCAGGGCGGCAACGCCAGCGCCGCCGACAACAACTACCTGACCGTCGACTGCATCCGCCGCGCCGTGCGCGCGCTCAAAAACGCCAACTGCCGCCGCATCGACGGCGCGTTCCCGGTCATCATCCACCCCGACGTGGCCTATGACCTCATGAACGACCCGAAGTGGCTCGCCCCCCACCAGTACGTCGACACCGAGCACATGTACGAGGGCGAGATCGGCAAGATCGAGGGCTGCCGCTTCGTCGAGAGCACGGAGGCAAAGATCTTCCACGCGGCCGATCTTGCCGGCGACAGCCGCACCCTGCTCACGAACGGCGCGGTGAGCGGCAAGACCACCTTCCCGTTCGACGGCGGCACGGTCCAGGCCGGCGCACTCGTCGGCCGCCAGGTGCTCATCGGCAATGCGTGCGTGACCGTCACGGCCAACACCGCAAGCTCCATGACCGTCGACGCCGCCGTCACGGCCGAGGACAACGCCATCATCTACCCCGGCGAGGCCGGCGCGCAGGGCCGCGACGTGTACGTCACGCTCGTGCTCGGCGCCGACGGCTACGGCACGACCGAGATCACCGGCGGCGGTCTGGAGCACATCGTCAAGCAGCTCGGCTCTGCCGGCACGGGCGACCCGCTCAACCAGCGCGCAAGCGTCGGCTGGAAGGCCACGAAGGTCGCCGTGCGTCTCGACGACAGCGCCATCCGCCGCATCGAGACCTGCAGCACCTACACCGAGTAAAGAAATCCACCCCATGCCTCCCGCCCGCGCGGCGGGAGGCGCACCTACAACAAGGAGGAAACAACTATGGCAACCAGAAAAAAGACCGACCGCGCCGCCGCTGAGGCCTGGCTGAGCGAACCCGTGACCGTGCGTCTGTTCCGCGACAACGGCAGCTACAAGGAGGACAAGGTCGTGACCGTCAACGGCGAGACCGTGCGCATCCCGCGCGGCGAGGACGTGATCATCCCGCGCCGCTTCGCGCTCGTGCTCGCCCAGGGTGAGGCGCAGGATGCGCGCACCGGCGCGCTCATCGAGCGCGAGACCGCCCGCTTTGCCGCCGAGAGCGGCGCGCTGGGGCTCTGACCATGGCGACGCTTCAGCAGGCGCTCACGCGCATCGACACGATCTGCCCCAACGCATGGGACGACGCGGCAAAGCTGCTGTGGCTCAACGAATGCGAGAGCATGATCCAGACGCGCATCCTCGGCACTGCGCCCGAGGCGTGCATCACCTATGACGCGGACACCGCGCGCAGCACCGCGCTGCTCGTGCCCGCGCCGTTCGACCGGCTGTACGTGTACTACGTCATCGCCATGTGCGACTACGCCGCGCACGAGACGGCGCACTACGCCGACAGCATGATGCTCTTTAACGCGGCGCTCGACGAGTACGCCAAGTGGTATCAGCGCACGAACGGTACCGCGGCCGCGACCCCCGGCGCGGCGGCGCAGATCGCCGCCAACAGCGCCGCCCGGCACACGCACGAAAACAAGGGCGTGCTCGACGGCATCACGGCCGCGCGGGCCGCCGCGTGGGACGCGAAGGTCTCCCCCGCCGCGCTCGGCCCGGCCGTGAACACGGCGCTGCAGGCGGCAAAGGACTCCGGCGCGTTCCGCGGGGAAAAGGGCGATCCGGGCACGCCGGGCAAAAACGGCGCCCCCGGCACAAAGGGTGATCCCGGCGAAAAAGGCGACAAAGGCGACCCCGGCGCAAAGGGTGACCCCGGCGAAAAAGGCGACAAGGGCGACCCCGGCGCAAAGGGCAACAAGGGCGAGCCCGGCACGCCGGGCGCTGCCGGTCAGAGCGCATACGCCGCCGCGCAGAGCGGCGGCTACACGGACACGCAGGCAAATTTCTACGCCGACCTTGCGGCCATGCAGGGGCTGGCGGCCGCGCTCGCGGCGATGTGAGGAGGCGACGGTATGAGCATTTCGACCGATCTGACAAGGCTGCAGAGCGCCAAGGCCGCCATGAAAACCGCCATGCAAAACAAGGGCGTGACCGTGCCCGACGGCGCAAAGCTCGATGCGTTCGCGGCGCTGATCGACAGCATCCCGGCCGGTGGCGGAAGTGGGAACATTGCATCCGGAACATTCACTCCGGCCGATAGATTAAGCAGTGTTACAGTCGAGCATGGGCTTGGCGTTGCGCCATCCGTCATTGTGGTCGTGCCGCTGCCGACAGGCGCGGTTGATAAAACAAATCCGATTGCTTTTTATATCGCAAAAAAAGACGTTGGCGGTATCTCCATCTTTGGGGTTGGCGGCGCGAACAGCAATTATACGAGTTTAGGCTATAAAGCGTATAGCGCGAGCAACATTGCAGGCCATTGGACGCTTGATGCAAGCACCAGCGGTTCAAACCGCGTGCAGGCCGTTGATGCACAAAAATTCGTTGTAACAGAGGGGTTCGGCGTGCGTACTATTTTGTGGTTTACCGAAGCGTGAGGTGCGCAAATATGAGATTTTACAAACAAACATCCAATCATTACATCATCGCCATCGGCACCGGCGCGGGCGGCACCGAGATCACCGAAGCCGAGTACAATGCGATTCTGGCGGTCATCCGAAACCGTCCGGCCGCCGAGGGCAAGGGCTACCGGCTGAAAACCGACCTGACGTGGGAGGCATACGACCTGCCGCCCGAACCCGAGCCGAGCGATGCCGACGAGCTTTCAGATGCAGAAGCCTTGAACGTGATCCTGGGGGTGACGGCATGAAGCGCGGCGAAGCAAAGGCATATCGTGCAGCAATCGTCGCGGCGCGCGATGCGGTGGCGGAGGACAACGCGCGGCTGGGCATCCGCGTGCTCTTCCCCGACTGGGCGGCAGGCGCGCACGCGGTTGGTGAAGTTTACAATGCCGATGGGCAGACGTGGACGTGCTTTGCCGCCTACGACAACGCGGCATATCCTGACGTCAAACCCGGCAACGCGGCGTGGCACACGTTTAACCGCCCGCTGCACGGGACAAGCCCGGCGACCGCCCGGCCGTTCGTGCAGCCGACTGGCGCGCACGATATGTACCACGCCGGTGAGTACGCGATTTACAACGCGAAAATGTACCGCTGCACGGCCGACACGGCCTATAGCCCGGCGGACTACGCGGCGGCGTGGGAGGCGGAGAGCTGATGGAATTTATTTCTTGCGATCCGTCAAATTACCGCGCCGGGCGCACGCAGCCGGTGCGGTACATTGTGATGCACTACACGGCAAACAACGGCGACACGGCAAAAAACAACTGCGACTACTACCACCGCGTGGGCGGCCTGCAGGCCAGCGCGCACTATTTTTGCGACGAGCACGGCGCGATGCAGTCCGTGCTCGAGTGCGACACGGCGTGGCACTGCGGCGCGCGGGCGTACTGGCATCCCGAGTGCCGCAACGGCAACAGCATCGGCATTGAGATGTGCAGCCGCAAGCGCGCCGACGGCAGCTACTACATCAAGCCGGAGACCGTGGCCAACGCCGCGGCGCTGGCGCGGGAGATCATGCAGCGCTATGGCATCGACACGGAGCACGTGCTGCGGCACTACGACGTGACGGGCAAGCGCTGCCCCATGCCGTGGGTGGACGACCCGGCACAGTGGACGGCATTTCTGGCCATGCTGACGCCGGGACACCCGAACGAAGAGGAGGAAGAACCCATGACACGATACAACAAAATCGACGACGTGCCCGCGTGGGCGCGCAGCGATGCGCAGCGGCTCATCGACAGTGGCGCACTGCGGGGCAATGGACGCGGCAAGCTGGATCTCTCGCTGGACATGCTGCGCACGCTGATCGTGTGCCAGCGGATGGTCGATCAGGCAAAGGAGACATAAATGGACCGACTCACAACGATCAAAGCGGCCGCCTGCACGGCGGCCGCAGCGCTGACGGCCTTCTGGGGCTGGACGGGATGGCTGGCGGCGGCATGGTTTCTGGCCATGCTGCTCGACTATGCCACCGGCAGCGCCGCCGCCCTGCGCGCCGGAACGTGGAGCAGCCGCGCCGCCCGCGAGGGCCTGTGGCACAAGGCGGGAAGCGTGGCGGGCGTGCTCGTGGCGGCGCTGCTGGACTTTGCCCTGCGCGTGCTGCTCGGCAGCGTGCCGGGGCTGGGCATCGACTACGACGTGCTGCTGTGCCCGCTCGTGACGGCGTGGTATCTGCTGACGGAGCTGGGCAGCATCGCCGAAAACGCGGGCGCGCTCGGCGCGCCGATGCCACAGTTTCTCATGCGGGCGATCGCCGCCCTGCGCGCCGGCATTTCCGACCGCGGCGGCGGAGACGGGGATGGAGGCGGCGCGGCATGACGGACTTTTCCCCGCTGAATTTCCCGCTGCCGGAGCGCACCGGCGCCGAGGGGCTCGACGCGCGCGTGACGGCGCTGGAGGAGACGATCGTCCGGCTGCTGGAGGCGCTGCAGTACACGCTGACGAACCTCGGGCGCGAAAACTTCAACCCCGCCGCGCTCGAACGGCTGCGCGCCGAGCTGCGCAGCGGGCAGACCACGAACCAGTAAGGAGGCAGGCAATGCATCTACCCACATTTCCCCGCGCCATGCCCGTGACGCGGCGCGTACAGACCGACTTTCGCGGCTACGACCACCGGCCGGGCTGCCCGGAGGGCGGCATCTACGAGATGACGAACGGCTCGGCGGCCGACGCGCCGCTGTTTTCCACGCGGCCGGGCCGCACGCTGACCTATCCGACCGGCGGCGGCAGCGCGAACGGACTGTTCGCCGTCGACGGCGGACTGCTCTGGTGCACGGGCCAGACGCTGTATTTTAACGGCACGCCCGTCGACGGCTGCACGCTCGTCAACGGTCCGAAGGTGTTCGCCGAGCTCGGCGGCACGGTGCTCATCTGGCCGGACAAGGTCTGGTACCGGCCGGATATGGGCACGTTCGGCAGCGCCGAGCCGAGCTGGAGCGGCACGGTGGCGCTCCAGCGCTCGGACGACAGCAGCGGCGCGCGCGCCGATTCCGTCGCCGCGAACGGCATCGACACGCCCTTTCGCGTGGGCGACGCCGTGACGTTCAGCGGCTTTTCCACGCCGGAGGACAACGGCACCTACATCATCCGCGCCATCGCGGGCGCGGTGCTCGTGTTCGACCCCGACACGTTCTCTGCCGTCGGAGCGGTCGAGCACATCACGGTCACGCGGCGCATGCCCCTGGCGCTGCACGCATGCACATACGCCAACCGCATCTGGGCCTGCGCGCAGGACACCGTCTGGTGCACAAAGCTCGGCGACCCGCTGAGCTGGTACTGGTACGAGACGGACGAAAACGGCACGGTCGCCACGGCGGCATGGAGCGTGGACGTCGGCACGCCGGGCAACTTTTCCGGCTGCGCGGCGACGGGCAGCGGCGTGGTGTTTCTCAAGCCGGATGGGCTCTGGCGGCTCTACGGCACGAAGCCGGACAACTTCCAGCTCATCGCCTCGGCGGCGCTCGGCACGGAGAAAAACTCCGGCCGCTCGCTCGTGACGGCGGCGGAGACGCTCTACTACCTCTCCCCCGCCGGGCCGGCGCGCACCTCCGGCGGACGGCCGGTGCGCATCGGCGACGCGCTCGGGCGCACGCTCACGGCCGGCGCGGCGGGCACGGACGGTACGCGCTGGTATCTCTCGGCGCACGATCCGCAAAACGCCTGGCACCTGTTCGTATACGACACGCGCAGCGGCCTGTGGAGCCGCGAGGACACATTTCACGCATCCGGGTTCGCCCGGCACGACGGCGCGCTCTACGCGCAGGATCCGAGCGGCGTCTGGCGCTTCGGCACGGGCAGCACGGCGCAGCTGGAGAGCATGCTGGAGACGGGCGATTTCGTCAGCGGCAGCCCGGACTGCAAGCGCCTGCTGCGCGTGCAGCTGCGGCTGGAGGCGGACGCGGGCACAAGTGTCACGGCGGCGGTGCAGTATGACTCCGACGGCGTGTGGCACACGCTGGCGACCGTGGCGGCAGGTGCGAAGCGCTCCGTCACGCTGCCGGTGCTGCCGCGCCGGTGCGACCACTTTCGCCTGCGGCTGACGGGCACGGGGGCATGGCGGCTGCTGTCGCTCGCGCGCACGGAGACCGCCGCCGGACCGCAGCACTGAAGAAAGGAGACCTTATGGCCACAAAATACAAATACGACAAGGACACCGACTACGCCGCGCTCATGGAGCGGGCGGCGCAGCGCGGCGACAACGCGGCCGCCGCGATCTATGAGCAGCAGCGCAACGCGAAGATCCGCGGCGAGGGCATGACCGATGTGACGCAGTCGAACGACTACGCGCAGTATCTGCCGCTCGAGGACGTGCCGGACTACGACGACACGCACCGCCGCCAGGCAGAGTCCCTGCTGACCGAGCGCGACACGACCGGACAGCGCGCGCGCATCGACCAGATGCTCGACGCGCTGCTCGGCGAGGAATTCGACTACGACCCGGCATCGGACAAGCTCTACGCCGCCTACCGCCAGCAGTATGAGCGGCAGGCGGATCTCGCATCGGCCAACGCCCTCGGCGCGGCGGCCGCGCTGACGGGCGGACGGGCCTCGACGGCGGCCGTGGCGGCGGCGCAGCAGGCGGGCGGATACTACCGCGCGATGCTCGCGGGCAAGCTGCCGGAGCTGGCGCAGCTCGCCTACGAGCGCTACAACGGCGAGCGCAAGACGCGCCTGAGCGCGATCGACGCGATGCTCGACGCGGCCGACAGCCGCGACAGCGTAACGAAGGCGCAGATCGCCGCGCTGCTCGACATGGACGACGCGGACTACGACCGCGCGGACAGCAAGCTGCAGCAGCAGGCCAAAGACGCGGCCGACCGCAAGACCGCCGCCGACAAGAAGGCCAAGGAGGAAAAGGCCGCGCAGGAAGCGGCGGACAAGGCCGCGCGCAGTGAGGCGCGGCGGCAGATCACGCTCATCCTGCGCAACGGCGGCACCGTGCCCAACGGCCTCTGGGAGCAGAGCGGCTACAGCGCCGTGACGATCGCGGCCATGCTGCGCGGGCGGAAGGGTTAAGCGTTATGTAAACTCAGCGCCGGTTTCGCTGCAATCAGTCGCTGTCGTGCCTTTCACTGAAAAATAGTTATGTAAACTGCACGAAGGAAAGAAGTCCCGGAAGCGAAAACGCTTCCGGGACTTTTGCGTGCTGTGTCTGCGCTCAGGCCGTGGCCTGCTTATAGCGCATGAGGATGGTTGCGACCTGCGCGCGCGTGGCGCTGCCGCCGGGTTCGAGATAGTCCCTCTTGCCGTGCGGAAGGCCGCCGATAAGGCCGTTGCCGACGGCCCAGGCCATCGCGTCGCGGGCATAGGACGACACGCTGCCGGCGTCGGGGTAGGCGGCGAGCGAGGCGGCGTTGCCGGTGGCGTCCGGCGCGTACTTGGCCGTGTACCGGTACAGGATGGCGGCGAGCTGCTCGCGCGTGATCCGGCCGCTGGGGTCAAACGTCGTGGCGCCCGTGCCGTTGACGATGCCCGTGAGCTTCGCCCACCAGATGGCGTTGGTATACCACTGGCCGCGCGGCACATCGTCAAACGGGGCGCGGAGCTTGTCGAGCTCATAGCCATCGACGACCTTCGGCTCGCCCTGGATGCGGTAGAGGATGCACACGAGCTGTGCGCGCGTGCACGTGCCGCTCGGGGCGACAGTCGTGGCCGAAAGGCCGTTGATATAGCCGCGGTAGATGCAGTAATCCAGCCCCGCGTGCGCCCAGTTGTCCGGCGCGGGCATATCGCGGAAGGCGTAGCCCGGGCAGGTCGGCCCGCCGGGGCAGACAGACGGCAAACCGGTAGCAGGAATGGTTTCTGCCTTTGTCTCTCCACAGACGGAACAAGTATAAACTCGAACCCCGGATGTTGTTGCAGTCGGCTTAATAACGACCTCTCCTGCATTCATCTTATGGCCAAACGCTGCCACTTCATTGCGGTGTTCTACAGCTCCGCATTCTGCACATGTATACAGGTCATAACCATCTTCCGTGCAAGTTGCAGGAGCACGCTTTGTCAGCTGCCAAGTATGCGCATGCACACCGGTCGCCGGAATCGTCTCCGTTTTGGTATCCCCGCACACAGTACAGGTATAGGTGCGGACACCTGCCATATCTTCTGTCGGCTTCGTTGTCACTTGCCCGCTGTTCCATTTGTGTCCCAGCGGTTCTGAAGCGTCATATCGCTGTGTCGTGCCGCAGACACTACATGTGCACAGGATATAACCGCCCGTCGTGCAAGTGGCCGGAATCTCCTTGGCAACAAACGTATGCTCACCCGTTGCAGGGATTGTCTCCGTCTTCGTCGCGCCGCAGTCCGTGCAAGTATAGGTGCGGACACCAGCATGAATGCAGTCCGGTTTCGTGGTCACGATGCCAGAATCCCAGGTATGGTCCCGCAGCTTCGGGATGTCCTCGCCCACGCGCGTGTTGCAGCCGGTGCGGGTGCAGACATGGTAGCGGTAGCCGGTGGTCGTGTACGTCGGCTCCTGCGTGACGACCCACTCGCCCCAGTCGTGGCCGAGGGCGGGGATGGTATCGTTATAATCTTTGCCGCAGCGCGGGCACGTGCCCTTGTAGTGGCCGGACTCGGTGCAGGTCGGCTCCGTGCGCACGTCGGCATAGCTGTAGTCATGGCCCTTGGCGGGGATGACCTCGTCGATCTTCACGCCGCAGCGCGCGCACGTGCCGACGACGTGGCCGGGCTTCGTGCAGGTGGCGTCCGGGACGAGGTCGCAGCGGCTCAGGTCATGGCCGAGCGCGGCGATCTTCTCGGTGCGGGTCGCGCCGCAGGCAGAGCACTTGTAAAACACCGTGCCCTGCTCGGTGCAGGAGGCCGGGAAGGTCTGCGCCTCGACCCAGGTGTGGTCGGTGGCGGCGACATAGGTGTCGTCCACGGCGTCATAGGTGCAGCCCTTCACCGTGCAGGCGTGGTGCGTGTAGCCCTGCTTGGTGCAGGTGGGGTCGACGACCGTGTCGGCGAACTGGGCGATGTGGTCGCCGTGCCAGAGACCGGTCTTGTAGCCCTGCCACGTGCCGTCGTCCTTGAGCTCGGCGGCCCAGGTGTAGCTGCCCTGCGGGTAATAGACCACGCAGTCGCGCGGGAAGGAGCTGTTGGTGTCCGCCGCGCCGTAGATGCTCTTGGCGGGGGCATTTTTAAAGATGGCGCGCTTGAGCTGCGTGACCTTTGCGATCTGGGTCAGGCCCGCAGCAATATCATCCGCGTGCTCTTCGTTCCCATCCGGATCGTCCGGGGCGAGAATCCCGTTGAGGACAGTCTTGATGGCGAGCTGCAGCGCGGCGTCCACACTGGTGAAGGCGCGGGCCTGAATCGTGTCGATCTTGTCGCCGAAGTAAGCCTCCTCGAGCAGCTCGCAGCCGGCAAAGGCGCAGCGGTCGATCTGCGCGACGCGGTTGGAGAGGTCGACGGACTTCATGTGGTTATCGCCGGCAAACGCGGCCTTGCCGATCGTGAGGGGCTTGTCACCGGGGCTGAAGGTGAGGTTGTTCATATAATAATCGCACATGAACGCGTAGTCACCGATGCGCGTGACGTTGGCCGGAATGTTGAGGTTCTTGTGGTGGTTGACGAACGCAAACGCGCCCGTGTCGATGACCTGCAGGCTCGACGGCAGGCCGAGCGTCGTGTCCTCCTGACCGAGGATGCGGTCCCACGCGAAGGCCCACGGGCCGATATACGTCAGGCCGTTCGGCAGGCGCAGCTCGGCAAGCATGGTGCAGCTGTAAAACGCATGATCCTCGATGCGTTTGAGGCGGCTGCAGGCGCCCGCGCGCACGAAGGTGAGCGTGTCGCAGCCGTAGAAGGCGTACTGATCGATGAGCTCGAGCTTGCGCGGCATGTTGATGGCCGAGAGGTACTCGTCCGCATAAAACGCATGGTCGCCGATGGTGGTGATGCCGTCGTCGAGGAACATGCACGTCAGGTACTGGCAGTCCTTGAAGGCGCGGTCGCCGACGTTCGTGACGCCGGTGAACGACTGTTTTTTCCCATCCCACTTCTCGGTGGTCGCACCGGCGATATAGGCCAGAGCCAGATACTCCTCGCCGAGGTTTTCCACGACGGTCGTGCCGAGCTTCTGCCCCTTGTCGTTATACTCCGTGACCTCCACGTTGCCCATCCAGGGGGCTTTCTGACCCTTGACCGCGTAGTCCGCCATCGGGCCGTTGCCGAAGATATACACGCCGTAATACTGCGCGTCCTCGCGGTAGTCGTGCTCCTGCCAGATCTGCTGCAGGAGGGGGTTGTCCTGCACGACGGTGGGGTTCGTGACCTCGTAAATTTTATAATGTACGCTGGCCTCGTCCCCGGCGGGGCCGCAGTCGCCGTGGGCAACTTCGTTGCCGAAGAGCTTTTTGATCTGATCCGGCTGCTCGATGAAGTCCTCGAACGCATCCGCGATCGTGCCCGCCTGCGCCGGCGGTGCGCACACGCTCAGCAGTCCGGCCGCGAGCACAAAGCACAGCAGCAGCGACAACACTCGTTTTTTCATATGGTTCCTCCCTCCGAAATGGACATTCCGGTAACAATGTCTACACGGCCAGTATACAGGACGCGCCCCGCTTTTGCAACGGGTCGTGCGCGCTTGGGCGCGAAAAAATGCACATTTTGTTTACACAAATGCAACAAAATGTAACGTTCAAAACGTTTTTTCGGCGATCCCCATTGCACACTTTCCCAGGCATATGGTATATTTTCGACAGATAGGTATTACGGTTGTACACACGCATCACAACAAAGGAGGACAAAGGATGAAAAAGCGCGTGCTCTCGCTGGCGCTGTGTCTCGTTCTGGTCGTGGGGCTGTTCTCCGGCCTGACCGTGAACGCATCGGCCGGCAGACTCGACGATCTGAAAAAGGAGATCGCCGAGAAGCTCATCAAGGAGAAGATCGAGCAGCTCAAGGAGGAGTTTGAGATCCCGGATCTCAACACGGATGCCATCATCAGCAGTTTTACGAACGCGGCCACCTCGGGCGACTTCGGTGAGAACAACTGCCTGCACCGGGAAGTGAAGGGCTCTCTGCTCGGCGGACAGACGCTGACCATCTCCGGCACCGGCGCCATGCCCGACTTCGACTTCCCCAACGGCAATCTTGCGCCGTGGTGGAACTATGAAGCGCTGGGTATGCTCACGAGCTTCGGCAACTTCAAGCTGGAGGGCGAGCTGAAAAAGGTCGTCATCAAGGACGGCGTCACGAACGTGAGCAACTATGCGCTGTTCTTCCTGCCGGCCGCCACGCAGGTCACGCTGCCGGACAGCGTGACGAGCATCGGCCGCTACGGCATCGCCATGTGCTCCAAGCTCACGGGTCTGTCCATCCCCAAGGGCGTGACCGGGATCGGCGACTTCGGTCTCGCGGGCAACGGGCTGACCGCTGTCACGCTGCCTGACGGGTTGCAGAGCCTCGGCCGCGGCGCGTTCGACTCCTGCGCCAGCCTCACGAACACCACCCTGCCCACCGCCATCACGGCCGTGCCCGGCAAGTGCTTTGCCGACTGCACGAAGCTGCTGAACGTCAAATACGCCGGCACGGTGACCGCCATCGGCGATCTCGCGTTTGAAAGCTGCAAGGCGCTCACCGCAGCGCCCATCCCCGAGACGGTGACCGAGATCGGCGCGTCCGCCTTTACCGGCTGCACCGCGCTGACGGACGTCACCATTCCCGCGGGCGTGAGCACCATCCCCGAGGACTGCTTCCGCGGCTGCACCGCGCTGGCCGACATCGACCTGCCCGGCACGGTGACGCACGTCGGCTACAACGCCTTCACCGGCTGCACCGCGCTTAAGGACGTGCGCTGCTACGGCGCGGCCCCGACGGTCGAGCCGGGCAACTCGGAAGCGCACAGCTTTGAGCCCGCCACCGTCACCATCCACTACAACCCCGCCATGAACTGGACGCTCGACGCGGACGGCAAGTGGCAGGGCTACACCGTCAGCGACAAGGGCGCGTGCCTGCACACCGACTACGGCACGACGGAGCGCACCGTGCCCGCCACCTGCGGCGAGGCCGGCCGCGTCGACACCATCTGCTCCAACTGCGGCGAGGTCGTCTCGACCAGAGAGCTCCCGCCCACCGGCGCGCACGACTGGGACGGCGGCACCGTGACCACCGCGCCGACCGAGACCACGCCCGGCGTGCGCACCTTCACCTGCAACGTCTGCGGCGATATCCGCGAGGAGGCCATCCCCGCCACGGGCGCGCACGACTATCAGTTCACCAAGAACGTCGCTCCGACGTGCACGGACGGCGGCTATGACCTCTACACCTGCAGCGGCTGCGGCGCGACCGAACGGCGCAACCTGACCGACGCGGCCGGCCACAAGTGGGACAACGGCACCGTGACCACCGCCCCGACCGAGACCACGCCCGGCGTGCGCACCTACACCTGCAGCGGCTGCGACCAGACCCGGACGGAAGCCATCCCCGCCACGGGCGCGCACGACTACCAGTTCACCAAAACCGTCGCCCCGACGTGCACGGACGGCGGCTATGACCTCTACACCTGCAGCGGCTGCGGCGCGACCGAACGGCGCAACCTGACCGACGCGGCCGGCCACAAGTGGGA